AGACCCCCGTGTGGTTATTAATCACACACCATCATGGACAGGGGAAACGTGACCCCGATTAGGACCACGTCGCTGCCCATTTATCTTCGCTACGGCCAAGATGAATCGTGCTAGCCTCTTCAACACGTTTTCTATGCGCGTTGATTCGTAACCATTCATACAATCGAAGGCTATCTTCATAGCTTTCACCAGCTTCCAAGATTGTTGCGGAAGCATCGATATGTTTGGAAACAGAGCGCCCAAATCGATATCTATCACGTTGAAAGGAGTGAGAAAAATCCCCATCCCATATCCGCCAATATTTATCTTCATTGGTTGGATTGACGCTGTACAAACCGGCATCGGTACTGTCTGTAAAGGCAGGCCTGAACTGATTTGGTATGTCGTCAAACGCATCTATAATTCGTTTCCGAGTTATAGGGAGGTTTTTGATATAGCTAGAATTAGCCATATCGCACAAGCATTCGAACCAACCCGGTGAGGCAGTCGGGACGCCTGGACATGTTAGCCCAGTAAAGCCCCGAGAGATCCTCATTGGAGTAATGTCGTATCCTTTGTAATATTCGCCACCGCAAGATTCACGGAAAGGCGAGGGATAACTATAGCTCTTTTCAGAGTTCATAGTAAACCCAAACAAAGTTAGAAGCCGTGAGGCTTCCTCTCTGCAATCAGAGGGTACGATCATGTCATCGCCGTATACGGACCAATCTAATGTCGATCGGCCCGCACAGCCGCGTGTAAGTCGTAAGCTCAGTTCACATATAGAGCCGAAGATGATACTCTCGACTGGAAAGCAACAAGCACTTCCCATAGGTGCGAACTTGTATGAGCGGTAGGTTTTCCCACGTAAACACGAATGAGTGTACGAGGTAGAACGCGTACCTAAGAGGAGTCGCCATAATGGTGTACCAGCGAACAAGCATTTAACTAGTTCGTAGGATACGTCATCGGAAGCGTTACTCAGATCGATCGTACACAGACTCCGCTCCGATAAGTATCGGGCGGACCCTATTCGTGCAAGCTCGCGATTCTGCGTCTGGTCATGGCTTAAAAACCGTGATCCAATATGATGGTGTACATGACTCTTGCGAATCAGGTGCCTATCTATACAACGCTGAATAGCGTGCTGCCAGAACATGAGCCCAGCAGGTTCCATGCATATCGTCCTCTTCTTTGTCGCTGACTTTGGTACAAAGGCAATCCTCGCCGTTCGATTACATTCCCCAATAAATAAATCTTGAGAAAGGAAACTTAGGTAAGGACTTAGAGCCCAACGTAATCGAACGTCGGTCCCCATTGCGGTGTATTTTTCCGCAACACTTTTGCACTGTTGCTCAGCGACTGCGCCAGTACCATGCGAAGGCACAAATGTATCAATCGATACATCTATATCTTCGAACCAATTCCGAATGATGCCCTTCAGTAGACGAAGCAAATGTGTTTCTTCAACTGTTTTGGGTTTCATCCAGCATTGACGGTCTCGTTGATTGTAATCTTTTACAAGATCACGATCCGGGATCGCGTTATTCAATGTCAATCGCAAAGGGAATGAGAACAACTGATTCATTGAATTAGCAAGTTCAAATTCATCCTGTGGAGTCAAGGCCAGAGCCCGTACTACTTGGATAAATCCGGATGGTACACGAATGTTCTGCTCTCGACAATAAGCGATTAAGCAGGCCTTATATCCTGTTAAGACAAAAGGAGCGTTGCGAACATACTCTAATCCTAATTTGCAGAAATCTGTCCATACGGACGGACTTACGGCAAGAATATCTCGCGCAAATGAGCGCCAGGTATGTGGGAACAACACACAATCGTAGCGATTTAAAAGATCTCTAATTACACATCCCCAAATTACGACAGTATCAGTAATGACACTGTCACTAGTAGGGAGGCTCCGAACGTATTGTTCGAAGGCTTTAACATCAAGATTTGACATTTTACTCTTTGACATTCCATTACCCCCTAAATTTCAGAAGGCGTAAGAACACCGCGAAGTAGACTATTGATACGTGTTGTATCATCAGTTGTATTTGCATACAAACTGGACACGACACGACTCACTAGAGTCTCGACTATCTCGCCAGTTATATGTTCCGAATTCGGAACTTTAATAACAAGATGCGCCGAAACCGGCAAGTCGATGCGATACATTGCATCTGATGAATCGGTTACCGAAATTACTTCTGTAACTTGAACTAAGACTTGAGTACCCTTCTTAGAAGGGGACTGTACTGCAACGGAGATATCAAGACCGTTGTAAACGTTCTTAACATCGGTTACACCAAATCTTATCGCCTCAGGGCGGTCAAGTGGGGATGTAATATTAGTAATTATCAACTCCGAGTCAGCTGATTTCTTCATTTTGAAGTCGGCAGCGAAATTTAATTTTGCTCTAGGAGCTGTGGTATTCACGATTGCAGCATCTGCTGTATCCGTGTATCCATGGTCGATGATTTTAGACATAATATAGTCCTTTCTCGTCTATAAAGACGATGATCGATCGTTGTCGACAAGGTCGATTAACGATTGCAGCACTGATCAGGTTATTATTTACTGCGTTGTAGAACTAAGGCTGTGCCCTCTTTCCAATGGCCAGTCGACACTTCAGTTACCTGAAAGCCTACAGACCCAAAAGAAGGGCTTGGTAACCTAGAATCCGCTGTACGAAAGTATGTTCTCATACGTACGTCTCCTAGGTATACGCTATTACCCGCGGGTAGATAGCCTTCGCTATCTAAAATTGCGGTCGTGGTCCATGAGTATACTCTTTTATCACACACGTGTGTGCTAAATGCAAGCATGCCCTTGTCCCACAGTTCCATATAGTCCGAAACATTACAGAACCAATCAGCGACAAAAGAATATGGAACAAAGTCCCAGAGATTCGTTAAGTTGACGCGATAGCCTGCGGTTTCTAAACCTCGGCGTGCTTCGACACCAATCTCATCCATCGCACTTGACAAATATGTTTTCATATTGTATACGACTTTGTAGACGATATCTCGCACGTTGAGTTGACGATGGACGCGCGCACGTATACCATACGTGCTAGGTAAAGGTTCTTGCGAAATGAGATCAGTAAGGATTTTCTTATAGTCTGCGTAAGACAGCTTTACACCATAAGCGTACCAGAGATAATAACCACTATAGTTATCAGGGTCCAGTAGGGCCTTACCTTTCGTTCGAGCAATATCGATGATAGGCTCGATCATTTCTTTGAATGCGAGAGTTTCCTTTGAGACAGAAAGCATGTTGATATCATTTCCACCTAATGAATCGGCAGTTGTGATTAATGCCTCGTTCTCAAATTCACCAGTATCGAAATCTACGCTCTCCCGTATGTATGCTCGAGCTTTAAGGGCATCGAGGTTAAGCGGAAGTGTCTCATAAGAGACATGGTTGGCGTTCTTAATACCGAACGCTCTTTTCGATAAAGCAGCATCATCTTCGGCGGTCCATTGATTAGCATCTTGGTCGCGTAAGGGGTACTCTACAGTATCCCAATACGTTGTGATTTTGGGGATAGTAGTCGTTCTATAACGACCGTTTTCTCCTAACTCAAGCAACGACACGACTAACGCGTTGTTGTATCGCTCAGTAGCACCAATAAATGCGTGCTTCTTGTAAGCGAGACTAATTTTCATCAATTTCGAAGAGTGCTTATACGCCGTCAAGGTATACTCGACAAATACAGGCGCAGGGATCTTGCCTTTCGTAGCGCGCGTTATAGTCTCTGGTTGAGACCTAAACGCACTCTTGCAAAAGTAAGATTTCGCACTGGAAAATCCAGTGTCAG